GTTCGTCGGTATCTTGCGTCTCAAATACACGGCGATTCTGTGATTTATTTAGAATATAAATAAAAGCTCCACCCAGGTGGCCAAATTCCGCCGAGATATAGAAGTCAGTACCAACACAGATATGATGTGCCTTACTTAGTTTTTCGTAGTCAATCATCCTTCGTCCCATCCTTAAAAACTACTTCATGAATAATATGCGCTTCTTTTGCATAAGATAACGCTAAAACCGCTAAATATTTCATACTCTCCACCTCACCAAGTCATTTAAATGTGCCGTTAAAATCGCCACTAATTCGCCAATCGTGTGCGTGTGGCCTGATATCGAATCTTCCACGTGATACCTGTACTCCAGCTTAACCACCTTAACCTGATTTACTGCACTGTATGACATATAGTCACAGCTAACTGAAACAAACTTGTTTTTCATTGCAGTTATCTGAACCGCAAGGTCCATCGCTTCTTTGAATTTCTCATCCTGCATAACCCACCCCTCTTCCTTCATCATCAAATTTATGTGCTATTTCACGTCGAACAATATCCACGTCCTTGGGTGCATCAATGCCGATTAGATAACCACCGAATTTATCACGGCCTAAAACAGTTACTACAATGTCGTCACCTACCAAAATGTCCTGGCCTCTTTTTCTTGAAAGTATAAGCATTACCCTAAACCCTCTACTAAATCTAAAATGTCATGAACAGCATGTTCTATGCTATTCAACCTTTCTTCAATCGACCTGTGCGGCTCAAGAGGAAGTTTACCGTGAAGCCTTGCAATTGCAGCGATACAAGCCGTGTAATCATCACTTGATATATTACTGCACTTAGCCCTTCTTAACGCAACCAGTCGGTCGTGACGAACTCCCATCTCTTTCGCTACACTTACCGCCGTTAACCCTGATTGACAAATTAACCTATCAATTTTGCTTCTGTAATTCTTTTCATCTGCCATTTAAATTGCCTCTTTTATCATGAATTAACCACGCTTTGAACACCGCATGAACGCTAATAATTTGCTATTTACTAACAACTTTCATCACAGAAATTGTGGATAACTTATTTAAAAAAGTCATTGGGATTTACTTTAATACCTTTCTCCCTTGCGATAGCCATTAACTTTTTAATCATTGCTACTGTAGGCTCAGCTTTTCCTGTTTCATAACGCCAAACAATTTGTCTTGATACACCTAAAGCATCCGCTAAAGCTGTTTGTGTCATGTGTAATTTATACCTTAAATTTACCACCGGATTCCTCATTAGATACCTTCTAATTATGCGACATTATTTGATCTCACTGTAACGACATATAAGCATGAAGTAAACACGTGTTTAACAATAAATGTAAACAAATATAAACTAACTGTTGACATATAATAAACGTATGATACAATGGGTTCGAACTTAACGAAACGTAACTTAACGAGAAAAACATGATTAAAACCTTCGAGAAACCCCTGATAGAATTATCCCAATCCCTTGCTTTTAAGCACGCTAAACTAATAGATAATGAATATAAATTATCCATTGATGATTTAAACGCCGCCGAAAAATTAGAATTAATTACCCAGTTTATGCAAGCAAATGCTAATGTTGATGCGTTTATGCAGGAATATTTAAACGAGGCTTGCATGGATATGAATTACGCCGAAATGCAGTTGTCTATTGAGCAGAACGAACGGGATTTAGGTTATGACTTCTAGCATGAGAGATAGAATTACATGCAAGCAACGCATCATGAATCGACCCGTTCTATCTGTTTGGATAGGCTATGTAAGCGTTGTTGTTTTAGTTTTTGGGATAGGAGTTTTATTTTTATGAGTACAGCAATATTGTTAATTGGTGAAAGTGGATGTGGAAAATCTACTAGCTTCCGAAATTTAAACCCAGAAGAGACATTTTTTATTAACATCTTGGACAAGCCGTTGCCGTTTAGGGGTTACAAGAAAAGCTATACAAAGCTTTCGCCGGATGGGTTGGAGGGTAATTATTACGAGTCGGATGACCCTGATAAAATAATTCGCATCATTAAGTTGATTAACTCTAAACGCCCCGAGATTAAAAACCTTATTATTGATGACTTTGGTTTTACGTTAACGAACACGTATATGCGGCGCTCCCGTGAGCACGGATTTACAAAGTTCGCCGATATCGGCAGGCAGGTTTGGGAGGTGATAAACTCGATTCGCTCACAGCGTGACGATTTAAATTGCGTTGTTACTATGCATACTGAGATTGACAACTCAGGCCGTTACAAGCCTAAAACCATTGGGAAGATGACCGACCAATATAATCTTATTGAGGGCTCATTCACCTATGTTTTACACGCCTTAATTGTTGAGCAAGAATATCTATTCCTAACAAACAATGACGGCTCACACATGGCTAAAACCCCCATGGCGTGCTTTGTTGAAATGTATGTCCCCAATGACATGAACGAAGTTTTAACAGCAATCAACAACTACAATAACGGAAACTAAATATGAAACTGTACGAAATAACAAACGAGTTTGAATCCATATTTAATGATGTCGATGAGAACGGCGAGATTACACAAGCTATGGTAGATGCCATGGACGGCCTCAAGGATGAATTTGATAACAAAGCTATCTTAATTGCTTCATACATTAAAAATATTGAGGCTGAAGAAAACGCCATCAAGCTTGCGATGGATGATATGAAAAAACGTCGCGAATCACTCATCAGTAAAGCTGATTCGTTAACGGAATATCTGAAGTATAGCATGGTGAAAATGTCAGTTACCGATATTAATACGTCACCATTATTTAGAATCAGGCTTAAAAAATGCCCTGTTTCCGTGGATATCATTAACGAACTATCAATACCTGCTGAGTATTTCCGGGAGAAGATTGTAACCTCAGTTGATAAAATTAAACTCAAGGAAGTTTTGAGTGAGGGTGCTGAAGTTCCAGGCGCATGTTTGCAACGTAAAACTAAACTAGAAATCAAGTGAGGATGTTATGAGATACACACCGTACAGTGAAAATGAAATTAAAAGTATGAATATTATGGATGCCGGAGTGTATTCTTTCCAAGTAGCTGAAGTAGAAACCACAAAAAACGGCCATCCTATGAGCGACCGCAACGGGAATGACATGTGCAAGCTTAAGCTCACCCTGTGGGATTCTGAGAGTCGAGAGCGCGTTGTTTACACCTACATTACAGGCGATAGTAACTTTGCTTACAAGCTGCGTCATTTTGCTAAAACCACGGGTATGCTTAAAGAATACGAGGACGGAACGCTTAACATGCGCGATGCTGTCGGCCTCCAAGGCACGGCTGAAATCGTCATCAAGAAAGGCACGCCTAAACAAGATGGTTCGGGTGACGTATGGCCAGATAGGAACGACGTAAAAGACTTTGTTGGCGAAGGCCAGGCGGCAGGGCACTTTGTCTCAAGTGCGCCGCCCCAAGGTCATCCAGCGACGCAAAATATACCGCAGGACGACCTCCCTTTTTAATTAAGCGGTGGGTAATGCTACGCTTTAGGCGTAGCATCCCCTTCATCATCAGGGCTAAAATCATACTTAATGCCGTACTCAGAAAGAACCTTCTCCGCAATTTCCTCAATGGCCGAATCATTTTTATTTGTAAATATCTTGGCAGTCAAACCCACGGTCAAAGCTATGATAATTACTCCGGTAACAACCAATGGTTTTCCACCAAGCATAGGTGATGCGAAACGTTTAAGACTTCCGGCAATATTCATGTTACCCCCGTTTAAATTAAAACATCCGGCACAAACGCCTTGATTTTTTCAGGTGTGTCCAGGCTCGACATATCCGCATTTCTTGGCATATCTCGCAACGCATTCTTTTTAGCTGCAATATTATCTTGCATTACGGTATCTTTATCTTCTAGAGCACGTTGAAACGGAACATCTAACTCAGAAAGCATCTCGTCCCTTTGTACGCGAAGGTTAATCATGTGAATCTCGCGAGCCTGCTCCAGGTCAACACTAATGCCACCATCTAATTTCCAAGCATTCCTGAAGTACCGGTCAGAGGGAATGTCCTCGACACAATGAACTTCAAAATGAACGCCAAGTGGCAGCGTTCTAAGCAACATATCAATTGTGTTAGCAGG